CGAGACGCCGAGCTTCATCACGACGCGACGTCGTCACCAACCTGTCGAAGTAATGGCCTTCGAAGCGGATGATCGGCATTTCCTTGCCGTCTATATCAGCGAACACGACGCCATTACTCTCGACCTCGACAACAGCCTTCAGCGCCGCCGGGTCAATACCGTGCACGCTCGCAACTCGCTCAATCGAGCGCGCGACATCAGCCTTCAACATGAGGCTTCTCCTGATTGTGGGTTATGGGTGCCGGGTTACGCTACCGGCCAAGCGATGCGATCTCGGCGGGTTGCAAGTCTTGCCGAGGCGGGCTAAGGGGCACTCGTCGCGTGTCCCCTGAAACAGGCCGCGGCATTGAGGCCTCGGCGCTTTCTAGCGACGGGCCTCTTTTGTTTTAGGGCTAGTAATTGCAGTTGAAACGTAAGCTTCGCGCAACCTATCTGCGTTATCTTCTATTCCAACAACACGAATGCCAAAGAACAGGCATCAGGATATGCAGCGGCGTTGCGAATAACGCTCAAGCGTGAGCCAGTCACCCCGCCAGGTGGCGGGCTTTTTTACTCAAACTACCGGCCAAGCAATCGGCGCGATCTCAGCAAGGAACTGCTCGACGGTGGGCTGCTCGCGCTGCCCAGCCTGCACCTTTGCCAGCTCGCCGTAAGCGTATGACCAGACGTTATCGCGCCATGCGACGAAGGCCTGAGCCTCTGCCGCCCATTTCGGCTTTGTGGATGCTGTGTACGATGCGAGCGTGACCCCGTCGCTGAACTGACGTTCACGCGCCGTGCTATCGACAAGGTTCTGGATGGCGTTCTCGTAGTCGGTGATGGTCGCGGCGTTCTTTTGCTCGCGCGTGACTATTTGCGACAGATCAGGCGTCCACATGGTCAACCTCCAAGACTCCCGGCAGGATGATTTCACCGTCTGGCGGGTCTGAAATAGGCAGCGGAAATAGCACGCTTTCTGGCGCATTCGGCCCATGCGGCAGAATGATGGTCAGGTGGATGACGCCCCCTATCCGTTCGACATGGCCGGAAATCCACTCGCACGGAATGGCCCCGGCAATGATCGTCGCTCCATCCGGTAGGCTCGAAAAATCGAAGCTTTCGCCGTTGATTGTCAGAACGTCCCCATACTTGACGATGTCAATCGTATCATCCCGTCGCATGGGGGAGAGTGAGATTTTCATTAGAACCACCTTCCTACTGCTAATATATCGTATTGCCCGCTCGAAGTATTAGTTGTTCCTAACAAACGTCCATTTACAATATTCGTCGTTTTCACAAATGACCCTGGTACGGTTGTCCCGCTTACGAAAATAACGGAAGTTAAAACTATTGGCGGCGATATAAATGAAGCTGGAAAATTTTTCTCAAAAGGTGGAGAGACCCAAAAGGAACCAGAACTAAAATCATTGCAAACCAGTGTGCCGCTATTCAGTGAGCAAATCTGCGTTCCATCCGCAAAGCGGACATAGTAGCCGCTCGAATTAGACCCTTGCTCTATAATTGAACCTGTAGGGACTCCAGAGCTTTGGCTGACCGAACCTACAATACTGATAGCCCGCAGAAGCTTTCCAGTCGTTCCGTCAAAAGAAGCAATCTGTCTATCAACAGCGCTGGAAGGCCCAACGACATCACCAGTACCCGAACCATCCGCCCCCTTCCGAGCCAACAGCCGCCAGTAGGCGTTACTCTCCGTCGGCAAAGTCGGAGGTGCGTTGCCCGTGGTCGGCTGGAGTGCGATCCACGTCGAGCCGTTATTGAGAACGATGTCATTCGCCTCATAGGCAGTCGCTGCACTATATGCGCCGCGATCGACAACACCCGGAGTGCCGGAGCGAGCGAAGAGAAGCCACTGCGTATTCTCTGTCGTCGGGAGTGTCGGCGGCGCATTTCCTGTAGTTGCAACCTTGGCAATCCAAGTCGATCCGCCGTACTGCACAATATCGCGGATCGCGTAGGCCGTTCCTGCGCTATAGTTGCCGCGCTGATTGACGCCAGCAGGACCGACAGGACCGGTCAGATAGGACGGAGCACTCCAGTCACCCGAGGTCGCCGAGTTCTTGAAGTAGAGTGCAGAGCGACCGTCGCCAATGTCGATGACGAGCACCGCGAAACCTTTAGCAGCACCGTTGTAAGCCGCCCTGCCCGCGAGGTTCGCAACCCACGCATCATACTCGACGCCCTGCACGAGGGCCGCCTTATTGATAGTCCCGAACACGCCGGGACCGATACCGATCGGGATATCGTCCGTGCCGACCGAGATTTCCGACAAGCTGTCGAGGTTGCCATTCGACAACGAAGCCAGCAGCCGACGCATAGCCTCGACTGCGGCAATCGTTGGCGAGGTCAGCTCGACCTTGTAGGGCGCGTCCGTCTGCGCGGGACCGGGCCAGTCGTCGGCAAGCAGCAATTCGGTGTCGCTTATGATCTGCTCGATAACGATCGGGCGGCCAACGTGGATGCCGAACTTATCACCGACCTTGATTGGGGTCAGGCCAGCAACTTCCGTCAGCCAGCCGGTATCCGTGCCGGTCACAGTGCGAGAGCCGACAGCCACCGTCGTCAATCCGTCGCCGTACCATGTGGTGTTAGCCATTATTCGGGTGCTCCATCGCTGGCGTCAGCTTCACCGCGAGCAAGGCGCAGATCGGCTTCAAGGCCGTTGATCTTGTCGAGAAGGATCTGGTTTTCCTGCTTCTGCATCAGGAGCTGCTGAGAGAGCAGAAGCGTTCGGTTGACGAGAAAAGTTTCGCGCACTTCCGCCTCTTGCAGGATGACAGAAGCGTCGACCTGCATCTTGTTACCCGTAGACATGGATTACCTCTTGAAGGTGTAGGCCACTAGCTCAAGCATTGACCAGTTGGAGTTTGGAACGCCTGCGAATCTGGCCCGGAATGTGGTCTGCGTTCGTCCAGATGGAGGCGTAAACAGCTTCGACCACATGACCACTTGGCCATAGTCCCCACTCGTAACAATGGGGACGGTATCTATGTCGACACCGCCGGTATCGTCTCTGAGGGAGGCATATGTTTGCAGGGTGTTGCCCGGCGCCGCTTGGATTTTCCCTCGGAACTCGACTTTGACCTTTGGTGAATTTGGGCCGTGGTTCGCTACGACGTAAACATCAATCGTGTTGGGTCCGCCGCCACTTTCAGCCGAGACGATGTTGGTTATCGCCCCAGCGTCGATATTGGATGTGCCAACGGTCAGCGTGCCGATATAGGCGTTGGAGATATCAACATTGCCCAAGACGCTGGAAAGTGCCGAGAGTTGGTTGACCTTGACCTCATCCAGATAAAGTACGCCCGACTGAAATACGAACGGCCGCTTTATCGTGGCGTCGTCATCACTCACCATGACGACCTGACCGGCCTTCATGATGATGCGTGTCGGGCTTGACGGGTTCGACGGCACATCCATCAGGAAAGATGCCGAGCGATATTGCCCGTCATTCACTGCAGCCGTGATGCCATACCGCGCGGCATAGCCTACCGGAGCGGCAATGGCGGCCCATGCGATGTTGATAGATGCCGTATTACCACCCAGCGCCGCTGTGAGGCTTTCCACCTTGCCGGCGACGGCCATGGTTTCATTCACGGCGAGCTGGATATCCTCTCGATATTCAGCTCGGGCCGCACCAAGCTCCACAGATAGCTCTCTGGCAAGATTGCGTGTGTCCTTATAGGCAACCGTCGCCAGTTCCATCATTCCCGCTATGAGGCCGTCTATGGCATCTTGTGCGGTTCTGGTGCTGTTTCGAAGCCACCCAAGGGCGTCCTCGATGTTCGACAGATCAATGTCGGCATAAACCGTCTGATTGCCGGTGATATTGGCCGAGGTTACCCATGGCGTCCATGTTTTGAAACGGTCAGGAACCGTGCGAATGGTGGCCCGAGCATTATAGAAGACGCCAGAGATTACATCCTTGGATGTCCGATATTCTCCGGCCTCCGGGTCTTTGCAAACGTCGGTGTATACCGTTGTCTCACCGCTGATCCGATATTCGAAAACCACCTCAATGATTGACGGGTCTTGTGGCGGGTCCCAGGTGAACCTAAGCGCCGGGGTCTGAAACCCTTCGGCACCTTCGATCATGCCGGTTTCAATGGCGAAGTTCTGGACCGTCGTCAGGATAGACGGATTAATCGGAGGCGTCGGCGGGATAACCACCGGGCCCGGATCAATCCCGCCGTCGTCGTAGATGTCAGCGCTGGTCTCGGAAAGCCTCAGCGTGATGTTGAAGCTCTCGTCGCACAGCCATTCCGAGATCATCCATGTGCGGCCATTCCAGACGACCCATTCACCCTCCTGCACCTTCAGGCCGACCCGCAGGCTGACAGGAAGAGAGGCGGTGCCACCCATGCGGTTCTGTCGATACCGGATCGTGAGCAGATACTGCGCAATGTCTGGATCGGTCACCTGCAAGAAGTCGTTGCTGGTCTGCCGGTTGCGACCATCGGCCGCCACATCGGCGTTCGAATAGACCGGCTTCAGGCTCTGCGGATTCCACTGGTCATCGATCGACAGGAACTGACCGGATAGATGGTTATACCGCTCGAATGCAGACTTGCGTAACTGATACTCGCTGTCCCGACCGATATCGAGGTCGTCTTTTGTGATTTCCAGAACCGGAATTTGAGGCGCCCCAGCGATGACGCCAGATAGCCCACGACGGTTCAGGCCGTAGCCCGCCATCGCGTCCTCAAACTCCTTCAGAACCTCCGTGTGGTCGTCGCCGCCGTTGACCCACAAACCGCACTGATACGTCGGCTTCCCATTCTTCACCGTGTCGCAGACGTTCATGGCGACAAAGTACGTCGACAGGTCCAATTGGCCGAGTGACTTGCCCTCACCTATAAGCGTGCGACCAGAGTTGATCGCCCGAAGGCCAAGCTGATAATTCAGGCGGTGCACGGCCGGATTGCGAGTGAAGACCCACGTCGACGGATCATTGATACGCTGGGGCCCAGAGCCGCCGGCAACAGTCGAATCCTTGCGGGGGTCATACTCTCGTAAACCACGGAGTACCCATTCAAAATCAGGCTTCCCTTTTTCAAAGACAGAACTGTCGTAAAGGCGCTCGACCACGACATAGCAGAGGCCCGCGTTGACGCTGGTACTCTTCCATGTGTTGCCGACCGTAGCCGTATCCGAAACGAGCTTTGCGTCTACTGGCTGGCCGGGGCGACCGTCGTAGAACCGGACAGATATCTTGTCGCCAAAGCCATCGACATGATAATGAGCCGCTTCGCCGCCGAGATTGCCGACCTGGATCAGTCCACGTCGTTCGCCGTATGCATAGCAATAGTTTTCGAGGCCATCACACCA